TAGGCGAACATCCCCATTTTCTCGTACATACCAATTTTTGTTGCGCCGCTTAATGCTTGCGTCCCTGCACTTAAAAAAGCCGCTCGCTTTGCAGCAACGGCTTGCATTCGGCGTGCTGACGCTTCCGCCAAACTTGTGTCAGCAGAAATTTTCATACCGCGTTGCTGTAGCTTAGTTTCGTAGTCAACACTTGCGAGTGATAATTCTTCTTCAAGCGCTATGTCTTCCAAAACGTCTAATGCCGATCCGCTGCGCTGACCACCAGACGCCGCAATTCCCACAATAGCTGAACCACGCGCCCGTCGCCCTTCTCGCGCCATTCGCTTACGCCGTTGTTCGCCTTGCTGCCCAGCAATAATAATATTTTGATTTTGGATTGCTGCGTCACGTTCTGCTAACTTGCCTTGAAATTCTAAGTTAGACGATTGCTGCATTCCTTGCATGATTGTGCCTACGGCAGTCATCGCCGTGGACGCTATCATCATTGCCATTAATTTTGGTTCAGCCATCAGCAATCCTTACATAAATTGCGGCATCCGTACCGTCAGGATTATACGCTTCTGCGCGCTCAACCTCTTCTCTGAAACCTAACATTCGCGCCCAACGTTGAGCTTCCGGCCATTGACATGAAACGACAGCTTCAAGTCGCTTATACTCGTTTAACGAAATATATCGTTTCAGCGCGCGCGTTATTGCGAGAAGATCGCGGCCAGCCGTTTCCGAAAGCAGCACCCACGCCATTCCACGATTTGTCCAAATTTCCGCAACACCCGCTATGCATACAACTTCATCACCGCGTTTTGCGGTCCAGGCCATTGTGCTTTCTGTCAACCCGTTTGCATGGTCTGTGTTTTGCAAAATTTCTTGCATGTGCTGCAACTTAATTTGCGCGAGATGTTCCGGACGATAAGAAATTATGTCAATCATCTTGCGTCACCACGGACGGCATTATTGCCTGTAGCGTTAACGGCAACGGTTGTCGGCTTTCAATTCTTATAATTCCCCAGGTGTCGTAACCACCAGGCCAAGAAATTTCTTTGTCACCCGTGAAAAGCGGCACGGATTGGTCGAGCAGATCACCACCCTCACGAAACACAAATTCGGTCATGTCGTCAGGCGTAGACCCATAAAATCCACCAACAGTTTGAAAAAACCTAAATACAACGTTGCTTATTCTTTTTGTTTTTCCTTGGCTTGTACCTTCTCGACTACCGGCTTCTAATGGCAACGTTTCCAAAGTGCTTGTGTACGGCAATCCGGCGTGAACTATCGCGCTTGCACGGTCTAATGTAATTGCGCCATTTGAAACTGTTCTATCGTCGTGCGCGCCACCATCCACTAAAATTTTAACGGTTTGACCTTCTAGATGATTTAAACCTGAAATTGTCGTTACTTTTTTGCGCGCTTCGCCACCACTTATGTACGCCGTGTGCGCAGTGCCATTCTCTCCAGATAATTCAAATGTGTTTGTTGTTGCACCCGCCACAGTGAATGTTCGACTGTTGAGTTGAATCATTCCCGAAATGTCGTCAAGTCTAACCTTATCTCCGTTTGTTAAACCGTGGCTAGAAGACGTTATAACAACTGGATTTGCCTGTGTTGCGTTAGTAATTGTAAGAGGAACGTTAAGCGATAAACCGCTATCAACAAAAAACGCTAACTTTTGTTTGTCGCCATCTGTCCATGTCTGATTAAGGTATTCGACATGGCGCACAACCGAACCGTTTATTAAACGCTGAACAATCATCCATAATTGATCTCCGCCCTCTTGTGGGCTTGGAATCACGGAAACTGCCTCGACCTTGGCTATTGTACCCGCTGTATCTGACACACCTCCTATAGCATGAGTGTGCCAACCAACCGCGTCTTGTTGTTTGTCATAACTGACGCCAATAAGTTTTCCATCATCCCTGACAAGCCAAATAACGCTGTCCGGTTCTTGCTGATAGCTCATTGCCAGTAAACCGTTGCCGGTTATTTCCGGTGACAGAATACTAATGTCTTGCGATTCAAAACCGTCGTCTTGAAAGATGTATTGAAAGTTCCGCAGTTTTTTCCCGGCACGCTGAACAAACAACGTTTGACGCCCGCAACGTATCGGACGCACGTTGGCAGACCCGCGAGTGCTTGAAGGCTTTGCTTGAATATTTGTCGGTGTAATTGCTTCTGATTGACTGCTTGGACGAACAACCCACTCGCCACCCACAGTACCCACCAATAGTCCCTTCTCGTCACCATCAAGCCATTGAATAAGGTTCACCATATTTGCCGATAGCGTAAAACTTACTGCATGATCGTCCGCCACCGTGCCGTCCGCATCTGTAGGCGCAAAATTAAAAAAATCGCCCGACCGACTGCCATCTAAACGCTGTGGGAAGTTTGTTGCGCCACCAAACCAAAGACGGTCTTCGTGGAAAATGACTGCACTTGGATAACCTGTTGTGTCGCTAAAAACACCGAGCCGCCATTCCGCGCTAGGATCGTGATTAGCGAGATCAGGCCCTTTAATTGTTACTGTCACTTGAGTTGTTGAAGTGAACCCTGTGATTTCAAAAAAAGACTGATTTGAACCGTCCTTAAACCTTATAAGTCTACCAACATCTGTTGACTTAAAACCTGTGTCGTCATTGATACCTATCACCGAACTTGCAACGACTGTCACTCCAGAACCCGAAACCGCGCTGGGATCAAGCGTTGTCGTTGTAGGGTTAGCATTTAGATAAGGACCGTCTTGGAACACTAATGTTTCAAGTGTCCAGTTTGTGTGTCCAGTTCTACTTAATTTTCTTGGTGGATGCGCGTTATGAACCAAAAAAATTACGTCCGCAGATTGCGTCCAGTTCAATAACAATCTGTTATCACTATCGAACAATTGCGATTGTAAATAAGGTGTCGATAACGTGAACACACGCGCTGCTACACCGCCACTTGAATATGCCGTGAAACCTGTTGAGTTTGTGCCAGATAATTGAAACGTGTTTGTCGTCGCACCGGCAACCGTAAACCGCTTACCGTTTACCTCTGTCATGCCGACACATTCAGTAATGTCTACTTGATCGCCGTTAGAAAACCCGTGCGAACTACAGGTCACGACCGCCGGGTTAGCTTGCGTAATTCCTGTGATTGTTTTGTCAGCTTCAAGGATAACGCCGTTATCCTTGTAATACCGAAAATATTGATCCCCTACCTCAATGACATACGCCTGTTCGGTCGAAAACTCGAAAGGTATAAGACCAGTTCTGTTTCCTGGCGTTTTAACGCTCGCAACATGAGACGTACCGGAACGGCGCGTTGCTGGACCCTGAATTAACGGTAACATATTTTCTAAGACCTTCACGCCGTTGCTGCGTTTGGCGAGGTCTGTTCGTGCGGTCAATAACTGTGTCAGTTGACCGGCATTAAAATTTGACTGAATGGGTGATGCTGATGGCATGCTGTCACCCTATTGCGTCTATCCAGGCGCTTTCCTCTTGAACAGTCGGCGTGCCTTCAATAGCGTCATGCAACCGCGCAACACGGATGCGGTCTGTGTACCATTCTTTTGCAGCGGCTTTTTTTGTGTTGCTTTGGGTAAGGGTTTCGCACAATTCAAGGGCAAGCCGTGCCGCGAAACAATCAATGAAAAGGTCATCAAAAAGGTTTGCATCCTCTACGTCAGCTAAATATCGAACATCGAGTTCTGTTGCATCTTCAGAAACAATTTTTCTTCCTTCAACGGCCCATTCGTCATCAGAAAAGCCGTCTACTTCCAAAATTTTTATGCTATCCGCTGGTAGCGCAAATTCGCTGTCAAAACCCCACGCTGGCGTTGAGGTGAGTGCGGCGAGCTTCACGCGCTTAATTGCAAAATTCCAAGTGGATGAACGAAGGAGCGCGCGCCGTACAGACGAAAAAACATCGTTACAAGCGCGCGCTTCCTTGCTGTCGCCCGTCAAGCTCGTAATGCGAATAGCGCCAAGTTGGCGCAAGGCGCGATTGCAAATTTCAACGTCACTTGCCATGTCGGCCTACTAACTACGCCGGGGGCCAGTCGCCCTGCAAAATAAAATCTTTTATCCTGTCAAGGATAAGAAGCGCGTCATTTCGATCCGCAATTTGTGCAAGATCAATCGTCACTTCGACATGATCTGTTACACCACTGCCTACCGCTTCCGTAACGCTGCCGTGCTCTTCCGCCAACGATAGTCCGTATTTCCGAGTTGCCATTTAAAGTCTCCCGAAATAGGGGCGGGCTAATGCCCGCCCCATTTGGTTAATCGACAACGTAGTTAAGCATCAACGTCATTGTTCCGCCGGTATTCGTGTCGGCGTCTTTGATCGTTGCTTTAAGATCAAGAAGCACAAGCGGATCGCTCGTTGGTGCTGAATTTACCAATTCAAAAACACGCTTCATTGCTTGATCTTGTGGCGTTTTCAACACATCTGATGACCCCGCACTTGTAACGTCGATGCCATCATTCAGCGCATCGTCGTCGTCCGTGATATCGGTATTACCAGAAATATTGAATAGTCCTAAATCGACAGTTGGCGATCCAGAACTTGCAAGATCGTCAAAAAACAATTTTGACGTTGGCAAAATCACCGCGTTAGAAGCGATTCGAGCCAGATGAAATGTCGAGGTGGCAGATGCCGCCGCTGACACTTCAACCGTTTCCATGAAAGTCCTATGCCGTCCTCCCGCAAACGACACACCAGAAACAATTGGTGGAACCGCTACGAGGTTTGTAAGGACTTTGGAGCCAATGAGATTTTCTACAGCCATCTACTCTCTCCTTACTCTGCACAAATGATTTCGATGACCTTGTTTTCTTCGACCCGGCACGCTCCGGTAGTCATTTTAACCATGACTTGCGTAGCGTTTGACTTGTCAGGACGTCGATCAATGGAAGTCGAAATATCGTTCCAAAGTCCAAGGTGCATTCCAGAGCGCGCCCAGGCTGGACAACGCCGTTGGCTGGAGCCATTCACTTCCAACCGCTCAATATGAACGAAATTAAATCCCATAAACGCTGAAATTTTTCCGTCAACTAAAGCGGGCCGATCAGTGAAATCGAGCGAAATTGCTTGTGTTTCAGCAAGCAAATCGTCGTGCTGTTCAGCCGTTATCGCAACATAAAGAGGATCATTATCAACGTCCACTTCAGCCGCCATTAACGACTTCTTTGCTGCTCTTAGCTTGGCAACGTTCATTCCAGTTGCGCCAGCCGCTCCAGTGCCAACGGCCACTTGGTTTGCCGCTGGAAAACTGGTGCTCGTTGAGCCATTTTCGCCAGTTTTTGAGACTCCGAAAAAAGCATCTACAATTTCGTCATCCATCGCGCGACCCATTGCATACGCACCATTGATTGCGTATTCCGAATCCGGCGAAATCAACATTCGCAAACGATCTTCATCGTCAATCATATCTGCAAAAATATAATCGGTGGGAAAACACCAACGAGCGTCATGGGGTGTTGGAATTAATGGTGTGTCGGCGTGGCGGCTCGTGACTTTTTGAGCGTTGACAGAACCAATCTGTTCGACGCTCTTTGCCGCTTTGCCGGTGTAAGAACTCTCGTTTACGGTTGAACGGAGCTTACTGCCCTTCTGTTGCAACAGTAATTGAACGTTTGTCGTGTACTGTTGCACGCGGGCGATAACAACATTATCGGACATTATGCCCTCCTAATATTTGTGTTTCCAAAAATCAGAAGGGTTGCCGTTTCCGACCCGTCTTACGGTTTACGTTCGCTACTCGCTTGGTCTTTCCCAAGTGCCAGAGGGCGTCATAAAACGTTATCCTCGTTGCGCTTTTTCCGCTTTAAAGAAAAATTATTTTCCTCAACAGAAGAACGCGCGCCCACATAATGCTCGAAAGTTGTTGCCATTTCAACAATTTTTTGTGGGTCTTGCATTGCCTGACGGCTGGCAATGCCAGCCGCCAGCTTCAATACCTCTAAACGAATTTCTCTTATTTCCTCCATCAAGCCTCACCGCTCGCAATCTTTTGTAGGTCAAACATTCGATTAACAGCAGCGCTGTGACCAGGGTTTCTGCTATTTAAGTAGGCTTCCATAAACTCTTTATCGGCCTTCAACGATTCCATTCGACTTTTTGCACCGGCTGGCGAAACGCCAAACCCGCTTATATTGTCGCCAGCACCTACCAGTTCGCCTTCAGCCGTTCTAGTTCCGACAGAATGAAATAGTTTCATCATTCTGAGCGTGCCAAGCGCATTTTCGATCTGATTTAATTCTTCAGCCTGAATACCCAGCGTCCGCACGGCTTGTTGTGCCTGACCAATGTTTTGCTGGTAGGCATTGCCCCATTCTGCTTCCAATTGTTTCATTTCAACCTGACTGGTTTCTTGACGCTCTGCGTTTTGCGAACCCATCATTTCCTGAGAGGTTCCTTGATACCAGCCCGCCAACCCTTCCACTTGCTTCTGGGTTAATCCAAGTTCAAACGCTTTTTCCGTAAACCCCGACTGAAATTGCGCGTCCATTTCAGTGGGTGCTTCAATCCCCAGCTTATATTCACTGGCTTCGTCAGGACGACCCAACTTTTTGTGAAGCTCAGACCAACCGTCCGCGTCGTCCTCTCCCGGTATTTTTACGTTTTGATCCGGATTGCCCGTCAGTTTTTCGAGGTTCCGGTAACTATCAAGGATGTCGGATGGGCCTGACCAACCCTTTGTCTCCACAAATCCCGCATGTTCTTCACTTAAACCTTCAGTCCAACTGGACGTTTCCGTTGTTTCTACTTCGGGTGATAATTCTTCTGACATTGACGTACTCGCAATTTATTGCTATTTTTGCATTTCTTGCGTACCACCCAGCCGCGACCTCCCTGCGGCTAATCGGCGGCGGTTAGTAAGCCCATTGCTAACCGCCGTCTTCATTTTCTATCTCTGTGAGTTCCCAAATTTCGGCTGGGCTTATGTTGAGAAATCCAGCAATGCGGTTAAACACTTCGCGCCGACCTTCATTAATCAGCACCGCATCCCTGTCGCCGGGAACATATGAACTCGACGTTGCTTTGCAAAACCGTTTTAGGTCCGCCATAACTTTTTTGCCGGGAACCGTGTCAAACGTCTGCACATAGGCTTGCCGCCTACGAATTAAAAACTCGCCTCGCTCCATTAAACCCCGCCAAACTCACCGCCCGACGCCAGCGTTTGAGCTTCAACCATTGTTTTTGCCGCGTTTGCTGCGCTTTCGACTCCCGGTCCCATTTGAGCCATTTGCTGCATTTGCTGCATTTCCTCGCGTTGTTGGCGCATCGCGGCCAACTCGTCGCTTTGCCTCATCCAGCTTTGCGGCACACCGTTAATTGTAGCTAAACCACGCAACGCTTTTTCCGCGTTGAACACTTCCAAAACTGATGGATCAAACTGCGCCATACTTCCAGCAGCTTCCAACGTGCGTAAAAACCCAACGCCCTCTTCTGCTTTTTGAGCACGCGTCAACGGACTATCATATTCGATCTCGTATTCGCCTTGTGCTTCCACTAGTTCAGGGGGCATTTCCGGTAAAGTTCCCGTGGACATAAGTATTTGCAGTTCTCTGTCGATTAATGGTCCCAATAACTCGGTTTGTTGCCGACCGACCGCTGGCGAAAGCAACGCGCCCTTCTCGCGAGCGCGTTCTAACACCTCTGTTGCGGTCATTTCCGGCGTTTCAACTAAAATTTGAAATAAATTCACCAAAAACGCATCATTTATCGTTTTTCGCCGCTGATCCATCATTTCCAGGCCAATATCCACTCTTGCACCCGTTGAAAGCGGATGAACCAACTGACGACCGTTATTATCGACGCCGCCGTAGTTAATTGCGTTAGGTGTGGTCTTCAATTGTCCTAAAACCCCGTCATCGTGCAACAATAACGGCGGATCGACCACTTTATGGGCCGCACGTAAGGTAGTTTTGGACATTTCGTTAAGCATACGAATGTCACTAAGCACTAAACTCGACGGCGAGCGCCCATAAGTCTCTG